ACAAATCTATCCAATAGTTACAAAGCCTGAGAAGGATTGGACTAATTTAGATGTAGAGAGTAAGTTAGTAGGCATAATCTACAACCTTACAGACACTCAGGTGGATAGCTTGACTATTCAGCAGTTTAATAATCTAAGGGCTACACTAAGCTTTTTAGACGATAAGATAGAAGGTAAGCCGGTTAAGTACACAGAAGTAAACGGCAAACGTTATAGATTTATCTATGATGTTCAGCAGATTAAAGCAGCCAGATACATCGAGAGCAAAGTATTTAGCACCGACTTAGTTGGTAACCTGCACAAGTTAGCAGCCTCTATGGTTATGCCTCAGCGCAGGACTTGGTACGGCAGATGGGTAGATGATACCTACGACGCTGCCAAGCATAGCGATTATGCAGCAGACCTACAAGCCTCTAACTTTATGCATATTTATCAATCGGTTGTTTTTTTTTATCAAGTATACAGAAATTGGATAGAAGTTTCTCAGGCTTATTTGATACAAGAGATGATGGCGAAGGGAATGACACCGGAATTAGCACAAGAGGCGGTTCAAATTTTATGCAGCAGTTTGGATGGCAATATTGCGCCAAATCTGTTGCCGACCACGAAAATATCACAGTTGACCAAAGCTATGAGCTTACAACAATCCAATTCTTAAACACCCTATCCTACTTAAAGGCAAAAGCTGACTTTGACAAGGAGCAGCATAGGAAACTTAAATAAGACCCCCATACCCCCAGACAAGCCCTGCCATTTTTGGTGGGGTTAGTTATTTTTATACCTTCCTTATATTTATTAGCGTGAGTATATCAAGAGCGCAAATAGAAGCATTAAGAGAAGGCTTTATACAAAGATTAGGAGGTGGCTTTAACATAGTCAATCCAAATGACTTACCTATATTGGAAAAGGTACTTGCTATTTATGGAGAAGCCTTTAATAATAGACTTACTGAAATATTAGATAATGAAAACATTACAAGTTCTGGTAAGTTAGCAGACCCAGCGCAACCTATCATTACAAAGTTCGGAACAGGCTACGTTTTAAGCTTAGGTTATGAGCCGGGAAGTGAAGCCTCTAAATACTATGACTTTGTCAATAAAGGGGTAAAAGGTACTAAGAACGTAAAGGCAGATAGCAAAACACCCTACGCTTTTAAGAGCAATAAAAAAGCCGTGCCGGTTAGCTCAATAGAAAAATGGCTTAGTTACAACAAGCTCAAATCGGTATCGGTATCGAGATATACAAGACTAGGAACTGAGAGGAAGGGAATAGAGGGCAAGAAGTCCTTAGCCTTTTTAATAGCCAGAAGCATACACAGAAAAGGTTTAAAATCTACACACTACTTTGACAGAGCAGTAGCTCAAATATTTAATAAAGAATTTATCCAAAATTTAGCAGTCGCATTAGGTGGCGATGTGCAAATTCAAATCAAACAAGCAATCAATGGCAATAACAATAACAAGTAGCCCTGCGCCTTATTCGTCAATGCACGATAACTTGTGGTTCGTTTCAAGTTCTACTAATAGCGGAACTACAAACTTTAAGTTTGTTTATGATGTCTATATAAACGGCAGTCAGGTAATTAGGTCAAAAGTATTCCCTGCTCCAAGTGCAGAGGGTAGCTATGGGGTGTTTAACGCTTCTCCAATGGTTAGAAGTTTCGTAACTAATTACTTTGAGCCTTCTGGCAACTCAATACTTGTAGCATCAAACGATAAGATTAAAGTAGATTATCAAGTAAGAATAGGCGAAGAGGTTAGTGGCGTAACAACTACTAACTTAGCTTCCGGCAGCTACTCAGCTTACAACTTTGTACCGCCATTGTTTGCAGACGTGTTCCTGACAAAGAACCAGACCCCGTTAGTGTTATCTGACTATTACGATAATTTACTATTAGAAAACTTTACTGATGACTTTTTGACTGAGAGAGATACAGACGAGATAACGCTAGAATACGGAGATAACTTTTACATTACGTTCCTTCGCATATCAACAGGCGGCTATTCTGCTTGGGTTGAAGTAGTAGGGCAAGGCGATGTTGTTACTAACACAGTATCCGGCAATATAACCCTAAGCGGTCAGTTTAATATGTTTAACCTACAAGCCGGACATATTAATGCATTTGCTTCTGGCACGATTATTAACGAAGATACCTACGGCTACAACTTCTATTTAAAAAGAGGTGGCGCACAGACAAGGGTTATCAAAATAAGACATAAATGCTATCCTAAATACCAGCAATTTAACTTAGAGTTCCTAAATAGATTAGGCGGTTGGGACACAAAGAAGTTTGCCCTTGTAAACAGAAGGTCAAGCGAATATCAAAGAGCATCATACAGGCGCAGCGATTGGCAGCTTGTAGGTGGGCAAATGACAAACATAGATGGATATAACAGATATAACGAAACGACTTTTAACTATGCTATTCAGCATAAAGATAAATATAGGCTTACTTCTGATTGGGTTAGCGAACAAGACTATTCGTGGTTGGCTCAACTTGTATCAAGCCCTATTGTTTATATGGAGGTACTTGGTGCTTACTTCCCTGTTACCATAACCACAACAAACTACGAGTATAAGCTAGAAAGCGCAGACAAACTATTTAACTTTGATATTGAAATAGAAGTAGGCAAATACTTAACAAGCCAATTCAGATAATGATTAGCACAGAGATATACATAGAAGAACAGAAGATTGATTTATTGCAGGATATATCTACTGAGTTCACTTATGCCATTGATGATGTAAGTGAGTTTGGTAGCCGCAATACTTCTTATAGCAAAACAATTAGCATTCCGGGAACGGCAAACAACAACCTTGTCTTTGGTTACATCTTCGAGCTTAACAATGCTAACTTCACAGACAACACGCTTCCGAACGTAGGCTATAACTTCAACGTAACTAAACAAGCTAACTGCAAAATCTTTATTGATAAGGTGCAGATATTTAAAGGCACTTTGCGAATATTAGAGATAGTTATAGACAAAGAAACTATTGAATACCAATGTAGCGTAGTAGGAGAGCTTGGAGGGTTTATTAATCAGTTAGGAAATAAGCGTTTAGAAGATTTAGATTTTAGCGCATACAACCATACTTATAGTGTTGCAAATATTAGTGGGAGTTGGGATAATGCCGGAGGCTCTGGTTACTACTATCCGCTTATTGATTACGGAAATGTTAGCACAGGAGTTAATGGGGTAGCTAAAAAGGACTTTCAATATACAACGTTTAGACCGGCTTTATATGTTAAGGAGTATATACAAAAGATATTTGCCGGAACAGATTATACATTTGATTGCTCGTTCTTTAATACGGCTTTATTTAACCGCTTGATTATACCGCATAACCAGACAAACATAACGGCTTCAAATAATACAAGTTTTAGTGCTACTGCTAATAACAGAACAATGAACTTAACAAGCGAACCTTATGTTAGATACACTATAACAACGGCAGGTAGCTTTACGGCAGATACCTTTGGAGAAGTATTTACTTATACAGGTTCTAGTATCAGTACAAGTATAAGAGTAACGTTAAGCGGTTTTGTAAATTCATTCAATCCTTCTAACTCTAACTTTTCTGTTATATTAAGAAAAAATGGAGTTCCAATAGGTAGTCAAGATTTTGATGCAAGTATTAGAAGAATTATAGCTTGTGATTTCACAGTAGATAATATAACTTTTGTTAATACAGATTATATACAGGTTGAGATACTCGGTACATTAATGGAGGTTGAAATATTTACAGGTAACTTAACTATCACAACTGCAAAGCCTACATTAGTACAAATTAATTTAGGAGAAAATATTAAGATTAACGAAACAATACCAAGAGGTATATTTCAAAGAGATTTCTTTTTGAGTATAGTTAAGATGTTTAACCTTTACGTTTATGAGAATAAGTTTAACGACAAGGAGCTGGTTATTAGTCCGTATGTGGACTTCTATCCTGAGGTATCGGCTAATGCAGAAGATTGGACTAACAAAATAGATAGAGCAAAGCCTTTTAGTATTAAGCCAATGAGTGAGATTAATGCTCGTTACTATAACTACAAGTTCAAGCCTGATAATGATTTTTATGGCGAAAACTACCGCAAGAAGTACACAGAAGGCTATGGAGATTTTATTTATGATACTGAGTTTGACTTTGTAAAAGAAACCGACACCTTAGAAGTTATATTTGCGGCATCTACATTATACCAAGCAACAGGACAAGACAAAGTGTTCCCTGCAATCTATAAAAAGTCCAATACGAATAACGCAGAGGACAGAATGGATAGCATCATAAGAATTATGCAGGTTAAAAAAATAACAGAAGTTAGTAGTTGGAACATAATGAATGGAGCAACTGTTTTAGCTTCTTATACAAGCTATGGTTATGCAGGACATTTAGATGACCCTATTAACCCTAATAACGATATAAACTTTGGCGCACCAAAAGAGCTACAATTTAATCCTAATAGATACCCAAGCACAAACGTATTTAATGCTTATCATAGTCCTTATATTGCAGAGATAACAAGCAAGGATAGTAAGCTATTAACCTGCTTTGGTTTACTTGATATTATAGACATTTTCAACTTAGATTTTAGTAAGTATGTATTTATAGACGGGGTATTATTTAGACTTAATAAAGTTGAGAACTTCAACCCTATGGAATACAATACTACTAAACTATCATTTCTTAAAGTAATAGAAACAAAATACTAATGGCACAAGAGAACGTAGGTATAAATATAACAGTAGGCGGCAACACAGAACAAGCCTTAGGCTCTTTAAAATCGCAGTTAAGACAAGCAACGGCAGAGGTACAAACTTTATCTGATAAGTTTGGTGCAACATCTGAACAAGCAGTCGCAGCAGCAAAGAGAGCAGCAGAACTAAAAGACCAAATTGGAGATGCTAAGAGTTTAGTAGATGCGTTTAACCCAGATGCTAAGTTTAAAGCTTTATCTGCATCATTAAGCGGTGTAGCAGGTGGCTTTGCAGCCGTACAAGGTGCAGTAGGTTTATTCGGTAAAGAAAGCGAGGATTTACAAAAGACACTTGTAAAAGTTCAATCCGCTATGGCTTTATCGCAAGGCTTACAATCAGTAGGAGAGAGTATCGATAGCTTTAAGCAATTAGGAGCAGTTATTAAAACGCAAGTAGTAACTTCTTTTACTACATTAAGAGGAGCAATCATAGCAACAGGTTATGGAGCATTAGTTGTTGGGATTGGTTTATTAGTAACCAACTTTGAAGCGGTTAAAAAAGCAGTTTTAAATTTATTCCCTGGACTTGCTCAAATAGGTAAATTCTTTGGAGATATTATAAATAAGGTTACTGACTTTGTAGGTGTAACATCGGAAGCATCAAGGGCATTAGATAAATTAGAAAAAACAACTAAGAGAGGAAACGAAAGTATTGAGGCTAGAATTAAAATACTTACTGCACAAGGCGGCAAGGAAAAGGAAATATTTGAGCTATCAAAAAAGCAAGGAGAGAATGAGCTTGATTTTTTAAGAGCAAAACTTAAAACAAAAGAAGGATTAAATGCAGAGGAACTTAAAAAGTTTAGAGACCTTAAAACTGAACAAGCTGTTTTAGATGCGCAAGAACAAAAGAGAAGAGAAGATAATGCAAAACAAGCCGGAGAAAAATCTAGGGAAATATCAAATAAATTAGCAGAAGAAGAAGCTGCAAGATTACAAAAGCAAATTGATGACGAAAAGAAACTTACAGAAGATTTATTAGCTGAATATGATAAGAGAAGAAAAGATGCCCTAAATGCTAAAATTCTAACACAAAAAGAATTAAATGATTTAGATGCTGCACAAGCAGCAGAAACTGCAAGGAAGCAGCAGGAAATAGATGATAAAAGAATAGAGCAACAAAAAAAGGTTGTGGCTTCTACTACCAACTTTACTTTACAAGCTATTCAAACTCAACAGAAGGCAACTGAGGACTCAGCTCAAAATGTAAACTCTGTAAATAAATGGTTAGCATCTGAGGATAAGAAAAGATTAGATGCAAAGGTTGCAGATACACAAAGCGCATTATTTTTACTTAGTGCAATAGTAGACCAGAATAGTGTAGCCGGAAAAGCTATTGCGGTTGCACAAGCAATCATTAATACTTATCAAGGTGCTACAAAGGCATTAGGTCAGGGCGGTGTTCTTGGTTTTGTAGGTGCTAGTGCGGTAATTGCTGCCGGTTTAATAAACGTTAAAAAGATTGTTAGCACAAATATTCCTTCTGCAAAGGGTACAGGTACAGTAGGCGGTGGAGCATCTGCACCAAGCCTATCAGCCGGAGCGCCAATAGCACCCCCACAACCACAAGCACAAACAACTACCTTAGATAACCAGACAATCAACGCAATAGGCAACCAAGCCGTTAGAGCTTACGTTGTAGAGAACGATGTAACGAGTAACCAACAACGTATCGCAGCTATAAGACAAAGGGCAAGGTTCGGTTAAATGATAACAAATTAAAACACTTAATATTTAAGATTATGGACTTACCTGTTTATTTATTAGACATTAGCGAGGATATGAATGACGATGCAGAAGTAGATTACGTTGCATTAGTTGACAGACCGGCTATACAAAAGAATTGGAATGCTTTTAAGAACCAACAACGCTTTGAAGTGGTTAGCGAAGATAAGCGCATTATCTCTGGACCTCTTATGTTGGCTGATGTACCTATTTTTCGCAGCGACGCTACTTATGGCGATTATTATGTGGTGTTTAGTAAAGATACCATTTTTAAGATTGCTCAAAAGTTTTTCAAAAGAGGCTACCAATCAAACGTTAATTTGATGCACTCTCCTGACGCACAGGTTGAAGGTGTTACTATGTTTGAGAGCTTTATTACAGATCAAAGCAGAGGCATACAACCAATGAAGGGTTTTGAAGATGCTCCTGACGGCTCTTGGTTTGGCTCTTTCAAAGTAGATAATGAGAACGTGTGGAACGATGTAAAAGAGGGCAAATTTAAGGGGTTTAGCGTAGAGGGGTTGTTTACCTACAAGACTAAGCCAAGCAAAGAACAAGAACTTATGAATGCAATAAAGGAAATATTGCAACGGGTTAAATGATAAACTAAATCTTTTATTAATATTTAAACAAAAAGAATGATGAACGCAAAAGATGGAATTATGCTAATTAGGGCTTTATTCGAAGATATGCCACAAGTAGAAGCACCTGCTCCTGTTGAAGCACCTATCGAAGAGGTACCTGTTACATTCGCAGAATATAGCCTTATGGATGGAACAAAGGTTATGATTAGCGAACTTGCTATCGGTGGTCAAGTTACCCTAGCAGACGGAACTCCTGCTCCTATGGGCGAACACCAATTAGCTGACGGCACTGAAATCGTATTAGACGAAGCCGCTAAAATCTTATCTATTGAAACACCAGAAGCAGAAGCAAAAGAAGCTGACGAAACACCTGCTGAAATGGGTAAAAAGATGGATGAGAAAATGGCTGACGAAATCGCAAGTTTAGTAGCTGAAAACGAAAATCTTAAATCACAAGTAGCACAATTAGAGGCAAAAGTTAAGAATGGTTTTAGTCAAGTAGCTGAACTTATAGAAGCACTTACTAAGACACCTAACGCTGAACCTATTGCGCAGCCAAAAAACAACTTCGGTTCTAACGTAACTACAAAGGAAATGAAGTACGAAAGAATTGAAAAATTTAGAAACGCTTTATTAAACAAATAAAAATAAAATAAAATGGGATTTGATGTATCTGCATTAGCAAACTATACAAAAGAAAACGAAGCTCTACTTGTAACTTCATCTGTATTGGGTGCAAAAACTGCTGCTCTTATTAAGAGCGCTGGAAATATTATGGTTGGAGTTAAGAGTTCTGAGAAGATAAATATTTTAAGCACAGACGCTATCTTCCAAGATGGTGCTTCATGTGGCTTTAATGCTTCTGGTTCTACTACCTTTACTCAACGTACTGTAACTCCTGGTAAAATTAAAGTAAACGAAGCTCTTTGCCCTAAGGACTTAGAAGCTAAGTATTTACAAAAAGCTTTA